CGGCACTCTTTCTAGTTAGTAGTTTAGTCATCTTCTGCTAACTTAGCAAAGTAGGACATGGTATCATCCTCGTCATCTACTTCTACTGACTCAGCAGTTTTAGGTGCAGGTGCAGACTTAAATTGAGGTTTAAAGTCTTCCACATCTTCCTCAACAGATGCAGTGTTTACACTTGCGGTAGTTGACACGCCTAGAACTTTATCCAAACGTGCTTTTAGTTCCTCGTAAGACTTGAAGTTCTTAGCATCAAGGAATTCTGTTAGTGAGTGTTGTGTTTTCCACAAACCTTCAAGTGCTTCATCGTCACCATCCAATAGCGCAGATGGAGAATCGAATTCAGACTTGTCATAGTTACGATAACCCTCTACTTGACGAATCTTCAACTTGAAGTTAGCACCTTCCCAAAAATCAAATGGGTTAACTGGTGACTCATCTTCAAACTGAGGGTTCATTGCCTCAGTAATCTTGTCAAAGATTTTCTTACCAAACTGATAGAGGAATACCTTACCCTCATTTTCAGGATGCTTGGGGTCAGAAACAACTACGATATTCGCAATGTACTTGAGTCGGCGTTTCTGCTTACGAGCAATTTCCTTGTTTGCTTCTACGCCAGAATTCCATAGTTTAGAGTTGTACTCTGAAACTGGGTCTTGCTTACCAATAGTTGTGAGAGAGTTTTCGATGTACCATCCACCAGGACCTTGGAACCCATGGTCAAAGACACGAACCCATGGTAGGTCTTCGCCTTCTGGTGCTGGAAGAAATCGGATTACTGCGTAACCGTTACCCGCTTTGTCTACGTCTGGTTTCCAGAAACGGTCTTCGGTTGATTGACCACCTGATGCAGGTGTTGATTGCTTTTCTAGTTCTGCTTGCAGTTTAGCGAAAGAACCAGAAGATTTTTTAAGTGATGCAAAAGACATATGTATTCTCCTTTGTATTGCATTTGTTTACTATATTGCTATGTTTACGATTTATCCACGTTTTCATAATGTATCGTAGTATTTATAATACCACAAATTTGCATTCTTGTCAAGTGAAAATTTCCTTCATAAGCATTTTTATTTTAGGTACGTCAATCTCAACGAACCCCTCATACTTCCTTATACGCTTACGGACAATCGGATAGAAGACTTCATCATCAATGCTCTTGTCCCAACGTTTAAAGAAACCAAACACCCTATCCATTGCAATCAAAGTCTCGACTTCAATCGTTCCTTCTTGTTGCAACTGCAACAGTAGGGGTAGTTCATGTTCCCTTACTTCAAACAATCTGTCAAACGAAACGTCATGGTTATCCATAAAGGAAAGTAGGGTTTGGAAATCTGACTTAACGACATACGTTAAGGATTGTTGCTTCTTCTGCCATTTCTTAAAAACGTCCAAGTGTTTTTCGTCAAGCAGATTCCCAACCCAAATCTTTTCATTCTCAAAGAAGTTTGCAACGAGGAAGTCTTTCAACTCCACCGTTTCAAACCTACGTCCCAATTTAGTGAAGAAGAACTTATCCTTGCGTTTAGCAAAAGAACCTTCACTAGCAGAAACACGACCATTATACTTCAAAAAATCATAATTGTCAAGCGAAAAATGATTTTTTATTGCGAGATATAATTTGTATGCTTCGAACCCTGTCATAGTCATAGTGATAGTTGCGCCAATTTCGGTAGGTAGTTATTCTCACGGAACTCGTTTTCGATGTACATCTTGGTACGAGCATCAATCAGTTTAGGTACCATTTCATACTCAAGTCCACCTTCTTCACATAGTTTACATACTGCATCAATATATTCCATATTAAACTCACCCACATATAGTGTAAGTTTTGTATTGAATTCTTCTTTTGTCATAGGAATCTCTACTGCTTCCATTATGGTTTTCTCCATGCAGAGATGGTTGGATATTTAATGTGAGGGGATGCACTCCGATACTTTGGATTCTCACACTCTTCTTTTGTCGCATGATACATCTTTGGATACGCCATTGGGGGTTTGCGTTTCACCTCAATGATTTTTACTTCTTCATCCATATATTCACTCCTTCATAGTTTCGATAACTGGAAACACTTCCTTAATCACCTTCGCACACTCAATCGCAATATCCATATGTTCTTTCTGCGTACCATTCGCAGAACGTAGTTCGATGTAGTGTACCCATGAACGTAGTGTTCCGTTCATGTAAAGTCGGGTCTTAGTACAACCTTCTGGTAGAACTGCCCGTGCTTGTTCCTTTGCAATGCCATTGTCAATTGCCCATTCGTATGTGCGCTTGGCAAGGTCAATAACTTCTTGTTGTGCTTCTGCCCAAGTCTCTGCAATGATACGTTGAGTTGCGTCTGTCGTATCCATGTCAATAGAGTTTTGACGGTTCTTCGTATCTTGCAATCGTGCTTCACGAATCAAGAATGCATCTCCCATATCCTTTGGGTCTGCATATCGTTGAGAGAATTCTTGGAATGCAAAACTTCGGTGTCGCACAATCTGGTGTGCAATGTCACGAGTGGTATCAATCTCTAGACATGCGCTCACCATCTCAAGTGGCGACCAATGCTTATGTTTAATGAGATACTTGATTAGTTTCTCACTTGTCTCCTTGTTCATCTGATTAGTAGGATTGCTCACCCTAGCACAATACGCAATTAACTCTTGAGCG